CGTCCCGGTCAGCGCCCGCAGCCGGTGAACCCGCCCTCGCTGGATGCCGGCGCGACACAGCTTTCCCTGCGGATGATCGACGATATCAAGGCGACCACGGGCAAGTACGACGCCTCGCTAGGGGCTCAAGGTAACGAGACCTCGGGTAAGGCGATCTTCGCCCGCCGGGAGCAGTCGTCCATTGCCGACATCAGCTATAACGACAACCTGAACCGGGCGGTGCGCTTCTCCTACCGGGTCCTGGTGGAGTGGATCCAGCGGATCTACGACACCCCGCGCATCATCCGCATCCGCAATGCGGACGAGACCGAGGCCTTGGTCCATCTGATGCAGGACGTGGTGGACGAGCAGACCGGGCAGGTGGTCCGCATCAACGACCTCACGGTAGGCCAGTACGCGGTGTCGGTGGCCACAGGCCCCTCCTATGCAACGCAGCGGCAAGAGGCGGTGGACATCCTCCTCAAGTTGGGCCAGGCCATGCCCACGCTAGGGCAGGTGGCGCCGGATCTGGTGGCGCTGAACCTGGATGTGCCGCTGGCCCGTGAGATCGCGGAGCGGTTCCGGCGCTCGTTGCCGCCACAGCTCCTGGGCGAGGACGCGCCGCCTCCGCAGCCCACCCCCGAGATGGAGCTAGCCGCCGCGGAGCTGGAGGTACGCAAGCAGGAGGTGCAGGCCAAGGAGATGAAGGCGCAGGCCGACATTGCCAAGGCACAGGCGGATCTGGCGCAGGCCATGGAGCAGATTGCGCAGCTTCCGGGGCAGATCGAGGAGACGCTGCGAGCGATCCTGACGCAGCCGGTGGAGCAGCTCATGGGAGGCGGCAATGGCACATAAGCCCCCGCCTAGCCCACCGCCGCTCAACGCCGAGCTGGGTTCGCTGGAGTGGCAGAAGTGGTTCACGGACACGTTTCTCAAGTTGACCGGGGACAACCGGCTCTACTGGGAGCAGCTCAACTTCGACAACTCGGATCTGGCCGATCTGGAGACCCGCAGCCACCAAGATTTGCAGGATATCCTGGCCGGGGACGAGACCAGCGACGACGCCACCAAGAACCGGCATGTGGCCGACAACGACCTGAAGCTGGCTCAGGATCACCGGGACAACGTCAGCAACCCGCACAGTGTCACGAGCTTACAGGCGATCGCGGCGGAGCCGAATGGCTTCGTGTGGAAGCACGCCTTCACGGATCTGGCCGAAGGGAAAATCGCGGGCGCCAACGTCCCGACTTGGAGCGCCTTCCGCGGCGGGATCTACGCCTACGAGTTCCATGCCACGCTGGACAAAGAGGTGTGGTTCACGCTGACGATCCCGCGGGATTACAGTCCTGGCACGGATCTCCATCCGCATGTGCTCTGGGGCGATGCCAATGCGGTCCCGGCCGGCAATGTCCGCTGGGGGCTGGAGTATGCGCTCACGGCCGTTGACGGCACGATGGCGGTGCCCACGACCGTCTACGCCACGGATGCGACCCCGGCGGCGCAGTACGGCCTTGTAGAGAGCCATTGGGCCGACATCGATGGGACCGGGTTCACAGCGGATGCTCTGCTCACCTGCCGCTTGTTTCGCAACGCCAGCGACGTAGCCGACACCAGTACTCAGGTCGCGCACGCCTTCCATGCGGGTTTCCATTACCAGGTGGACCGTGTCGGTTCGCTGAATCACTTCACACCGCTCTACACCTAGTCATGGCCTTCAAATTTAAAGACAGCCCGCCTGACCTGGGTGGCCAGGTCACGATCAATCACCAGCGTCAGCTCACGATCAACACCGAGAAGGAGCTGAAGGCGGCGATTGCCCGCACGATGCGCAAGCATCTGGAGGACAACGGCCGCCCCATGACGGCCAAGGAGAAGCAGGAGAACCTGAGCCTGTACAAGAAGGAATTCGGGCCGCACATCGCCAAGATGGCGGCCAAACGCGCCAAGCGGAAAGCCCGCCTGGCCAAGGAGCGAGAGAATGGCTGAAGAGCCCAAACCTGCCGCAGTGCCTGACGGGGCACCAGAAACACCAGTCGAGGACCAGGCGCCCTCGACCGTTGAGGGGGAAGCGCCCTCCGAAGAAGCCTCTACGACAGAGGAAGGCGAGGTCTCTGCCGCGAAGGCGTCCAAGACGCCCAAAGAGATCGCACGACTCACGCGCTTGCGTCGGCAAGCGGAGCGAGAAGCTTCGGCAACGAAGGCCGAGTTGGCAAAATTGCGCACCGAGATGGCGGAGATTAAGGCTAAGACCCTGATCCCGCCGGAGCCGAGCGCGGACGATTTCCTGGAGGACCCGGAAGGCGCAAAGGCGCGTCTCAAGGCCCACCTGGAGGCCAAGGCCAAGTATGCGTTGCCCGAATCAGGAGCCACCTCGACGGAGACCGGCCCTGCGCTTCCGCCCGTGATCGCCGACCTGGTGACCGAGGGCCGCGAACGGTTTTCCGATTGGCAGACCCGGACGGCGGATAACGATCTCCCATTCACGGAGGACGTGTTGGTCACGATCACCGAGGCTGCCGATGACCCGGCGGCACTGGTGTATGAGATCGCCACGAATCCCGAGGCGACGGAGCGCATCCGCCAGGCTCTCAATAATCCCGTCCGTCTGGCGCGTGAGCTAGGCCGAATCGAGGCGCACATGGACACCGCGGGGGCGAGTGCCGCCCCATCGACGCCTGCGGAAACAGGCACCGACGCGCCTTCTCCCCATCAATCGAAAGCCGCAGATCCGATCAAACCTGTTCGCGGGTCCGATACCGGGAGTGATGGCACTCCTAGGGATAGTGACTCATGGGAAGTGTGGCGCCAGAAACGCCGTGCCCAGCGAGAGGCGAGGAATCGGTAAGGAGTCCTAGATGGCTGCATCCGCCAGTAACACGCTCGTCACGGTGACGGCGTATACGCGAGAGGCGCTGGACGTGCTTCTCAACAACCTCAAGTTCGCGATGTCCTGCTCGAAGCCGGACCCGCGCGACAACCTGTGGAACAAGACCGGCATGAAGGCCGGCACCACGATCTACCTCCGCAAGCCGCCTCGCTACTCGATCCGTACCGGCATGTCGATCGCCGCCTATGAGCCGTCGGTCGAGACCTCGGTTCCGTTCACGCTCAGCGTGGCCGGTGTCGATACCAGCTTCACCCGGTTGGAGATGACCACGGACATCGATGACCTCCGCTCGCGGTTCCTGGAGCCGCAGATGGAGGAGATCTACAACCACATCGACTCCTCTGGGCTCTCCCTCTACTACAAGATTGCCAACTCCATCGGCACCCTGGGCAGCCCCCCGTCGACCGCGCTGGATCTGTTGAACGCGGGCGCCATCATCCAGGAGAACGGTGGCGCGATGGGCAATCTGTACTGCGCCCTGTCTCCGGCCTCCAACGCCACCATGGTCAATGGTCTCAAGGGGCTCTTCAATGACCAGGCGATCCTGGCCAAGATGTTCCGCACCGGCCAGGTGGGCAACAACGTGGCCGGCTTCGGGCAGATTTTTGCCACGGCCAACGTCGCTTCCCACACCACGGGGACGGTGAACACGGCGACCGTGGCGGATGGTGCGAGTATCGATGACGATGTCCATATCGACATGAAGACGGGTGCTGGCACCCTGACCATCGGCGATGTGTTCACGGTGGGTGTGGCAGGAACGAAGCCGGTGTACAACGTCAACCCACGAACCCGTGCCTCCACCGGCCGCCTGAAGCAATTCGTCTGCGACGAAGGCGAGGCGGCAGTGGCCACAGCAGTCAGCCTGGACATCTACGCGCTGGGCGGCAAGCACAGCCTTCAGGATTCCGGCTCGTTCCAGAACATCAGCGCGCATGTCCAGGACGCCGCGGTCATCAACTTCGCCGGGACTGGCGATGCGGATTCTGGCGTGTCCGGTGGCACCTCCGCTACCGCCGAAGCGTCCCCGCAGAACCTCGCCTACGACAAGCGGGCGTTCATGTTCGGGACCATCCCGCTCGATCCACTGGCGGCTGGCGCCGAGGTTCATGTGGAGACGGACGCGGCAAGTGGTGCGTCTCTTTCCTTCAGCCGTCAGTACAATATAGACGAAGGGGAGAACAAGTCACGTTTTGACGTCGTTTTTGGGTACAGTGTTTGCTACCCGGAGCTCGCCTGTAGGATCTGGTCGTAGTACAACAGAGGGGGCGGGGATGAGCCCCGCCCCCTCCTCGATAGGAAAATCATGGCACGCCCTGCTCGCTCCCTGTACTCGCGGTTCATTCGCAAGGTCCTTCTCGATTGCGAGGCTAACTGTTGGGAGTGGACAGGTGGGAAGGCTGGGATCGGATACGGCACGATCCACCAAGACGGGAGAGGTACTGTTCGGGCACATCGAGTGTCTTTTGAGCTATTCAATGGGCCGATCCCGGATGGCCTGTGTGTTCTGCACCGTTGCGACAACCCAGGCTGCGTAAACCCGACGCATCTTTTCCTTGGCGACCACCAGGACAATATGGCCGACCGTGACGCAAAGGAACGCACGCTGCGTGGTCGCAAACACCCAAGGGCGAAGCTCACAGAATCGGATGTGCGCACTATCCACCAACGCCTTGCGGATGGTTATACGCAGAACGAAATCGCCGAGTCCTTGGGTGTTACCCAGGCGCAAATTTCCCACATTTCTCGGGGCCACCAGTGGTCCCATCTCAAGGAGAAGCAATCGTGAGCAGCGGAATCGTTGCAGGAAATGTCCAAGCGATGGTGGTCGTCAGCATCACCGTGGACGCGGCGAATATGACGGACACCGCGAGCACGACCGAAGAGACCATCACCGTTCCTGGTGTGCGTGTGGGGGATAAGGTCTTCCTGTCCAAGCGCGGCCATCTTGACGGCATCACCAACGCCAACGCGCGGGTCAGTGCCGCCGACACGGTCTCGCTGGCTTGGGTGAACCCCACGGGCGCCGCCAAAAACCAAGGCGCCTTCACCTTCGATTTTCTCATCGTCCGCACCGATGGGGATACCGCTTCCTTCGTGTTCTAGGAGTAGTCCCATGGCGAAATTCTGGACCCCGGACGGGGCCTGCAAAGAGTTCTGCGACTTCGTCCCTCCGGCGCCATGGCAGGCGACGGACCCGAAGGAAACACCCAAGGCCGACCCGGACCAGCAGGAGAAGTCCGAGCTATGGGCGGCCATCGAGAACATCGGCGGGAAGGTGGATCGTCGCCATACCGTCGAAAATCTCCGGGCGCAACTTCAGGCCCTGGTCGATGTGCAGGCCAAAACGCCGGATGAGGACCCTGTGGAGTAACCCATGTCCGTCACCGCCCTGGACATCATCAAAACGGCCATGCGCCTGAATAAGTCGCTGGCGACGGGCGAGGTGCCAACCGCGGCAGAAGGCGCGGATGCCCTGGTGACGCTCAATGAGTTGCTGGAGTCCTGGGGGAACGAGGGGCTCTTGCTTCCGTTCATTACCTCAGGCGCCTTGGGCAGCCTGGTGTCGGGGCAGTCCTCCTATACGATTGGCAGCGGGGGCGACTTCAACGTCACCCGGCCGCTGGTGTTCCGGTCCATGTTCATCCGGGATGGGTCCACGGACTACCCCGTGGCGATGATGAGCGATGTAACGTGGGCGGGTGTGCTGGAGAAGACGATCTCTAACCGCCCCACCCGGTTCTGGTACAACCCGACCGATACGCTGGGCACGATCCAGTTCGACGTGCCAGCGGATAGCACGGACACAGTCTACGCGACCCGTCTGGTGCCGTTCACGACGTTCGCCTCCTTGTCGACTGCCGAGGCCGTCCCGGACGAGTACCTCCGGGCGATTCGCTACAACCTCGCGGTCGACCTGGCACCGGAGTACGAGATGGAGGTGCCGGTGACGGTGGCGAGGATTGCAGAGGAGACCAAGCGACGGATCAAGGCGCGCAATGCGGCTCGTCGCGTGTCTCGCGCGGTCTCCGACTTCTACCAGCCTCGCGGCTATGACATCGACACAGGGTGGGTGGCGTAGCCATGCCCGTTCCCATCCCCTTTATCCAGGGCACGACGGAAGCCTGGACGGCCAACTACACCGCCGAGCGTTCCATCAACTGGTATCCCGAACTCGACAGGGACGGGAAGTACGTCCTGGCGTTGCGAGGCACCCCTGGCCTGACGAGCTTCGCTACGGCCGGCAATGGCCCTGGGCGCGGATTCTGCGTCATGGGCGACATCCTGTACGCCGTCTCCGGCAACGCGTTCTACAAGATCGCCTCGGATGGCACGGCGACTTCGCTAGGCATCGTGGTGATCCCCAACACTTTCGCCTCGCTGGCTACCAACGGCACGCAGGTTATGATCGCGGGGGGTGGGCCAGGGTACACCTACACGGTGGCCGGTGGGCTGGTGAAGATCACCGACCCGGACTTCCCTGGGGCGGACACGGTCGTTTTCCAGGACGGCTACTTCCTGTTCAATGAGCCGACCTCCGGGAGGTTCTGGATCACGGCGGCCTATGATGGGACGGACGTGACGGCGACGGACTTTGCGACCGCCGAAGGTGCCCCGGATGACCTCGTGGCGGTCTACAGCAATCACCGGGAGCCGCTCCTGTTC